TCACGTTCTGGTCCGGAATGCCGCGTCGAATAGCCGCCACAGGACCCGCCACATCTCAGGAATAAAGTACAGCGCTGCCGCGCTGATCGGCCCTAGGATTAGCAGCGCGCCGATCGCGTGGGCACGCAACGTCATGATTTCCTTCACCGGCAGCTGCAGTTCCTTTAGTGCTTCGGCCATCAGATCCTGCGACTTCTTCAGCCCCGCCACCTCCGCAGTCAGCAGATGCACCGAGGCATCGTGTTTCTTCTCGAGCTCGCGCAAATCGCGGTTGACGTTCCGGAGCTCCGCCTGGACAAGGTCGCTTTCCTTCTCGGCTGCGAGAGCTCGGCTGTCCAACTTCTCATGCAGGGCGGCGAGGCTGCCCACCAACTCGCCGACTTCCATGAACAGCCGATTGAGCTCCGCATGATCGCTGCTCTGCGGCATTTGTTGATCAATTGGGCGCGGTCGCGCAGCGGCTCAGCCGATACCGATATCGGCCGCACCGGCCAGCGCTGGGTCGGTCGGTATCCCGTCGACTTCAGGCAGCCGCGCTGGGTTGCCGTCGCCTGGCGCCTTCGCTGCCCTCGCCGTCTTGCCTTTCACTGCATCGTACAACATGCGCGTGGTAAGCGCACGCATGTCGGTTCCGGACGGGAAGTCGCTCGGCACCAACGTGTACCGCAGCGGCGCTCCAGCCGGCCGTTTCCCTCGTTTGTAAGACGCCTCGTTTACGTACGGGTGGAATGTGACTTCGACCTGCGCCGAATCCAGCCGGTGCAGGGCCTGGGCCAAGTGCCAGTACCCGAGCACAACGCCGTTGTTCTCGCGCTCGACTTCCTTCTGCAGCCCCATAGCGGTTCGCTCCTTTATCAGATGAATGCGCGATGGAACCACGCCTTAGTGGTGCCGCCGAAATACTTGAGTCGAATGGCGCCGTTCGCCGGCAATGCGGGGGGGGCGCCGATCACCTGAGCGCCGTTGCCAGACTGGATGTTCAGCGCCGAAATGCCGGCCACCGAGCAAAGGTCGAGGATCTGTCCATCGATTGGCTGCGTCGGTAGGACTATGGCTAGGTTGGCGATCGTTCCGGCTGCGGTCGTCAACTGCGCGTCGGACGTGTTGTTTGGCACCTGATATGTCCCGCCGCTCACCGCAGGGAGGGAGAACGACTGATCCGCCAGCGCGCCGAGATGGATGACACTCGATCCTGTGCTTCCGGGTGTGCCCAACTGCAACGGTCCGCCGCCCAGGTTCTGCAGCGCCAGGCCTGTGCTCGAGCTGCCGGCGGCGCTGAATGAGGCGGCGGCGGATGCCGTTCCACCAGTGGCGAACAGACTCGTGGTGTTCGCCGTGTCATTGACTACAAGCTGGGGCGAAAAGCCGCGCGTCAGCAGGGAAATCGAGCCGCTGCCGGCACTGACTAGGTTCAGCGCGATGTTTGGGCTCGCCCCCGCCGCGGCGATGATGGAACCAAAACCATTATCCGGTCGGAATGCCAATCCGTTTAGCGCAGGGCTCGTGTATGTCGGGACGATGGGGTTCCAGTTGAGTGGGCGCTGATCCCAGGCGTTGCCGATATCCTGTACGTTCGCGGTCGCAGTCCCAGCAATTGCACTTGAACCAGTAGTTCCGAAGCTGCTGTTGCCGGCAAGCGAGATGAAGCCGCTGGTTGTCGTGATAAGGAGCGGCGCCTGCAGAAAACTGAAGCTGTTCCCAACGAGGTTCGCCATCAGCACCGCGGCGATCTCGACGCCGTTGTTCCCAGCGCTGGCCGGCAATATGTCGTTTCCGACGAACAGCAGGCGCGCGTTCGGCGCATCAATGTGCATCGCGCAGTATGGTTGGCCAGCAGCGGTATTCGCAAATCGGGTCAACTTACAGTCCGTGACCTTGACCTCCGCGACGTTCGCGCCGGATATGTCAAACGCGGTGCCGGTCGAGAACCCGATCGTCATGCCTGTAACGGTCAGTCTCGCATTCGGGTTGCCGCCGCTATCCGGCGGCGGATTGTCGATCACAAAGAGGGTGGTTGGCGGCGATGAAGTTGTCGTCCCCAGCAGCCCATAGGCGAGAAAGTTGTCGATCTGGAGGTCAAATACTGTGCCATTGTTATCGCATTGCAAAATCGTTCCGACCTCATCAAAACTCGTGTTGGTGAATCGACCGATCTGCAGGTTGCCCCCACTGACATGAATGCCATAACGAAAACCGAACACGTAATTGTTGGTCGCGACCGTGCCGCCATGGCCAATCGTACTGATCGCGTTCGCGGTGCCATTGCCGGTAATGAGCAGCCAAGTTGCGTTCTGCGCGGTGTAGTTGCGCAGATAATAGGTATTCAGGACAAAGGTGATCGTAGAGTCGGCCGGGATGTCTCCGAGAGTCGGAGAGCTGATACTGACAGTGTTGCCACTCACCGCGGTCACGGTGGTTCCTGGCGCGATCTGGTTGTCCTGAACCGGCATGCCGGCGGTGACCTGGCTCGTGTTGGAGAAGTGCAACTGGCTGCTGCCGGCCGGCGCATCAGCGGTGGTGTTGAGCGGGATAGGGGTCTGCGCGTGGCTCCCCCCACCGGGGCCGTGCAGATATTCGACCTGGTAAACTCCGAAGCTGAACAGGTTGTCGGTGACGTAGATGACATCCGGTACGTTGGGCAGCGTAAAGCAGGTGTTCACAGCGCAGATGCGATTGCCCGAGATCAGCACGTCCCCGAAGACGACATTCTCGGGGACTGTCAGAACGTCATAGGCGTTGGTGATCTGGCAATTTTGGATCGTCAGCAGTGCGATCTGACCGGATCCGGGAGCCGAAGTAAACAGCGGCGGGTAGACGATCGGCGCGGAGGGCTGGTCGATCTGATTGGGGTAAAAGAAGACGATTCCGTCGATGGTGATGCTGCTGTCCAGGTAAAACGGACTTTTCTGAGTATCGGTGATCCAGAATTGGCTCCCGATGTGGCCGTACGGATAACCGAGATCGGTGAGCCCATCACCGACTACGGCGATGTTCTGCAGTAAAATCTGCGCGGCGCCCGCCAGCAGAATCGGGCCGCCGGTGGGGACATACAGTTTGCCGTTCTTGGCGATCGCGGCATCGACGGCGGCCAGTACGCGCTCACTGTCGTCGGTTACGCCGTCCCTAGCCAAGCCAAAATCGTTAATATCTACATAATCGCCAAACCGTGCCGCGAGGCTGCGCGGCGTCGTGCTGCCAGCGGCAAGCACCGTGGCGGCGGACAGATCAGCGCCCGATAACGCGCCGCTGATCTTCTGCCACGAACTGCCGCTGAAGACCGCGAGGTCGCCGGCATTCCACTGGCTGGTGCCATCGAGACTGGTGGTACCTCCCGTGCCGACTTCGTAGAACGTTCCCTTGACGCCTGTGCCCGAGGTGAGCGGCGGCTGATTGGTCGCCGCATTCCAGACCCCGAGGTACGACAACCCTCCGGCGATACCGGCGGTCAGTTGCGAAGCGGGTATCCGCCCGGATGCGTCGAGAGCGGCATAGCCGTTGGGTTGGCCCTTGCTCGCGACGTGCTCGGCGCCCACGATCCGCGGATCGTTGCCTTGCGCCGCGGTGCCGCTCGTGGTGCCATAGTTAACAGCGAGGGCCCCGTTCGAGCCGAGCGCGAGGCCGGCGGCCGGAATAACCGCGCCGGGCGTTGTCGGGGTTGCGATCGGCACGCTGGCCGAGATCACCCCGTTCCCACCAATCGAAATGTTGGTTCCTGCAGAATAGAGCCCGCGCAGCACCACGGCGGGCAGCAGCGCGGGGTTGCCGCCGCTATTGAGCACCACTTGGTCACCCGGGGCCAAGGACGCGTTCTGCGGGAATCCAGAAATTTCGCTCCCCGTTGCGGTGAGCGCACCATTCGCGACAGCCAAACCGGGGCCGACCGCGACCGGCTCTGGGCCGCCAGCGCCGAGGCTCACGCGGCCGAGCAGTGTGCCGCTTGACACTGTGAGCAGTGGCTGCGTACTGGCGAGGAGTTCAGCGACCGTGACGGAAACGGTAACGCCGCCCTGACTGAGCGGAACCTCGTCGTCCGGGTTGACCTGAGTCGCGGCGGGAAGCTGCGGGATTGTTGGCATCGGGTTGTTCCACCAGGGATGAAAAGATCCACGCCAGTCAGGCTATCGCGATCCAGCCGCTCGCGTCGGTGCCGCTCTGCTTGATCCAGAACGTGCTCCCCGCACCGCCGTCCAAATTGCGGTAGTCCGATCCTGGCGAGGCACTCACCACGCCTGCGGGCGAGCCCCGGCCGATCGACGACGTCATGCCCATCGGTTCGGCATCGCTGGTGATGCGCACCGTCCCGCTACCACTGGGACGGAGCGCAATATCGCCCGCATTCAGCGTTCGGACGATCAGACTGCCGTCGCCCACAAACTGCAGGTAATCGGCGAGCGGCACGGAGGCGGCTCGCCACGTGCCCCAGGTGCCGGTCCATTCCACATCGGCGTTGGCCGGTACGGTCATGTCCTCGAGCGTCCAGTTTTCCTGGAACGGCGAGGAACCGAGGCGGGCGAAGGTTACGGCGCAGTTGCAGCGCACGCGCAGCCGGCGCTCTTCGGGAAGCGGCAGGCCGACGAAGGCAGTTGCGGTTGCGCCGCTGCCGTCGCCACTGATCACCACCGCGGTATCGGTGCCGTCGACGTCGTATCCCGAGCCAGGCGTATTCACCGCAACGCCGATCACCGCACCGTTGCTGACGAAGGCAGTTGCGCTTGCACCCGAGCCGCTGCCGGTGATGGCGATGCTCGCGTAACTATAGCCCGATCCGCCGGCGGCCACCTTGATGAAGGTCACCTGGCCGGCCGTTGCCTGCTGCCGCAGGGTTACCATCGATTGCACCGCAGCCGATACGGCTGTGATCATCACGCCATCAAGCACGTCGGCAAATGCAAGCTGCTGTACGCCGCCTACCGACTCGGGATTGGTAATCATGCGCGCCTGAAAATTCCAGGAATTATCCCGAATTGTCACCGCATCGGTATTCGCCCAGAGGCACTGGTAGATGGTAGCCGCGCCGATCCCGACGAACTCGTTGCGAGCGACCAGGACGTTCTGCGGTCCGTCCAGCAGCAGCACGCCGCCGCCGCCGTTCGCCATCCCGAAACAGATCCAGTTATCGGTGATCGCCATATCGCTGCAGGCGAGGCCAAAATTGATACCCGAACCATCCGTCTCGACGTTATTCACCAGGATCGCCCAGCCCGTGCACTCCTGGATCCAGTTGCCGGATACTCGCATGTTAAGGCTGCCGCCTGGGTTGATTCCGTGCACCACCCCATTGATGTAGTTTTGTGTGACCCCGCTGTTGATCGAGCCACCCGCGTCGATGCCGAACTGGGAGCTGCCGGTAATCATATTGCCGGCGATCATGCTGTAGGAGACATTGGCCAGAATCGCTGCGCCACCGCTGCTGCTGGCATTATTCGTGAGCAGATTGTGTTGCACCGTCAGGGCCCGGCCTGATGCCGCTATCCCGTAGGTACGATTGTCGTGGCAGCTATTGCACGCGACCATGATCGCGATTGCGTCAGGATTGGCGTTGCCCCAGATCGGGGGTTCGGTATTGGTCGCGTTGAAGTTGCCAATCGATATGCCGCGGTCGTTCCCCCAACATTCGCAACCGACCACCTGACAGAGGTGCAGCTTCTGGATCAGTTTTGGATCCGTATAGTCGATGACGATGCCATAGCCGCCGTTGTCATGCGCCTGGCAGGCAACGATCTGGACGCCCTGCACCGCCTGAATCCAGATGCCATGGCACACGTTGTTGCACGCTTCGCAGGAGCTGATGACGTGCTGGACGACAGCCGGGTCCGAGGACTGGATAGTCAGACCGGAGCCGAGCGTAGCTCCGCCGGAGCCGGTGAATACGCAATGATCGAACCGCGAATCGATGCAGCTGGGCGTTACTAGCAGGGCCCAGCTGTCTCGCGAGACCTCTGAGCGGTTGGCGTCGAAGATTACGCCGTACGCCCGAAATGCAGCACACTGGATCGAAATCCACGCGCCGTTGCCGGTCTGCGTCAGCCGGCGCAGTACGGTTTGGCCAGGAACGCCAAACAGCACTCCGGCATCCCCGAACAGCGTCCATTGTCCATTGACGATGTAGGTCTTCGGCCCGAGCCTCACCGGCTGACCGGACGCCAGGGCCGCCGCGAGCGCCGCGGTATCGTCGGTCTGACCGTCGCCGACCGCCCCGAACGCCTCCGCCGCTACTGTGTCCCCCAAAATGTCGGCGAGCCCGCGTGTGATCGATGTACCCGCGGCCTGCGCAACCATGTTGGAGGCCGGCAAGTTCGCGACGTGCGCGATACCCGCCATGAAGTCAGCGTAGCTCGCGGCGGCGTTGGTGCCGGCCTGACCCAACGGAACCAAGTCCGCCGGCACCGGCGGGCTGGCCCGGCGCAAGCCGCCGATCTCGAATGGAGCCGCGGCGGCCGACAGCGTACCCGCCGCGAGCGTGAGATTGGCGCCGACGCTGATCAGTTGTGGCGCACCGGTGTTTGGGCTGGCGCGTCCCAGTAGAGTCTGTGAAGGCAACGCGAGCTGAGGCTGAACGCCGGCGAGCAGCTGCGCCCGCGTCGACCGCCGCGTAGTGCCGTTCTGCGAGAGCGGGATCAGATCGGTGTCGGACACCGACACGGCCGGTGCCAGCTGGTCGATCGTGCTCATCCGGGGGGGGGCACCACAAGAAGCGGATTGCCGTTCTGATCGGTGATCGGCGCTCCCGCATTGGTGACGAGCGTATCGTTTGCTACAGGGGGTGAGGAGAGCGCGAGCACCGGGAGCAACACGCTGCGCGACAGCGTGCGCCCGAGCGTCGTCGAAACGGTCAGCGTAACCGTGTAGGTTGTCCCCACTTGGCCGCCGGCGAGCCACAGCACCGCCGCCGCCCCGTTCGCCCAGCAACCGTGCAACGCGAGGTCGCCGGAATTGTTCGGCGAAATGGTTACGTCGAGAGTGGAGATGCCGTCGCCCGGATTGCCGACCAGCGCGGCACTGATGTCGAACTGGTAATCGAGCACATCCTTCGGATCCTTTGCAGGCCAGCTCGCAGGCGCGGGTGCAGCCGCCGGCGTGCCGCGGGGCACCGGCACAAATCCGTCGAGAACCACAACGCGCGCGCAACTCGGTACCCAGACATGCGTCGCCGGGGTCGACATCGAAAGCTCCAGTTTGGCTGAGGCCGGCACCCGCTAGTGTGGCCCGGCCGTGACGTTTTTGCGGGGGGAAGTTTTTTGGCGAGACCCGATTCACCACTCCAGGATTGCGAGACCCGCGGCGCCTTGACCGCCGCCGCCGCCGGCTATCCCGCCGGAGCCGCCGCCGCCCGGGAAACAACCGGGCAGTCCAGGGAGGCTGGTGCCTGAATTGCCCGCCGGCCCGAACGCGGCACCGCTCCCGAATGCATTCCCACCCATGCCGCCAATGAAACTTCCGCCAGAGAAGAACAACCCGTTCTGTCCGCCACTGCCTGCAAGCAAAAGCCCGAGCCCAGCGCCGATCCCGGGGCTAGTAGAGGCGATACCGCCCACCGTCGCGGACCCATCGCCGCCCGCGCCGCCTCCGCTCGCCGATGCCGCGGTCCCGAACGATGTGGTGCCGCCCGCGCCGCCGTTTACACCCCGGGGCACTCCCCCCGCAGCAACCACAACCGGGACGGTTTGCCCGGGCGTGACGGCGTAGTAGCCCTCGGAGTATCCGCCGCCAGCGCCGCCACCGCCCGAGCCGCCGCCGCCTGCCCCGCCAGCACCACCGCCACCCCAGAGCCGCACGCGGACTAGGCTCGCATTTGATGGTGCAAGCCAGTTCCCACTCGCCGACAATACCGCGATCCGCGATACCCCCGGACTGAGCTGCGGCAGCTTGAACGGCAGAAACGGCGCGGTCGCAACCGGAACGATGTTGCCGGCGGAAATTTCGGTCTGGCCGTAGTTCACTGTCACCACGTAGAGGCCGGCCCAACCGCTGTCGGCCGGAGGGGTCTGCTGTAAACCGGCATTCGCGGGCGCACCGGGTTTCAGCTGCAGCTCCACCCGCTGCAGCCGCTGCGTGTTTTGAGCCGTACCTGAATTGTTCGGTCCGGAATAAGGTTGCGCCGGGTTCGCGGCGTTGTAATAGGGTAAAACAACGGGTCCGCTGTCGCTTTCGTCGAACGCCGCTTCGATCAGATAGTTTATCGACTGCCCGGAGATGGACGGAGCGGTCAGCGTAAACTGCGTATTGGCGCGGTTTATGCCCATCTTGAGCAGCGGCTCGGTGATGTCTGCCGGTAACGAGCCATAGCTCGTGCTGTCAACGGGGCCGAGCAGCGTGATGCTGCCGGGACCGACGTTCACAGTCATGGAAGCGGGTACGGTGGGTGTGCAGGCAAGTCCGTCTACGACGGTGCCGCTGCCGAGCGCCGCCTGCGCCAGATAGCCCAGCGCGACCATGGCATTGCGATTGACAGACAGCAGATCCGTATCCAGCGGAATGCTGCCCGGATAGACGATATTGCGATCCATGAAATCCTCAGTTCGCGATCCTGGTCCAGGCGATCGTCGCTGCCGGCATCACGGCGATGATGGTGGCGACGATCTCCGCGTCCGTGACCTGCGTGGCGGCCATTTGGAGATCGGCGTATTCAATCGCACCCGCGCCGTATCCTCCCGCGCCGGGAACGGTGTTCGCCCCTACATCGGCGTAGCCGGCCACCTGCGCGATCCCGCCGACGACCGGCCGGAACGCCGTAACGAAGCACTGAAACGGAAGAAGCAACGATCCGTAGCCGCCCGCGACGCAATAGCCCATGCCGCCGCCGCCCTGTGCCTCGGTACCGTACCCGCCGGTGTCTTCGGTGTTAGCGGGCTCAAAGATCGCCGGTGGGCGGTCGGTGAGATTAGTCAGCGCGAGCGCGAGAGCAGCACGGGTGCCGCGTGCGGCGAAGATGTTGCGCCGAATGCGTGCTTGGAACGCTACATCGGGTTCGGCGTTCTGCCGCACCAGGCTGTTGCCGAAGAAGTCGAGGGCGATCAGGTCAAGGAAGAAGCCGGTCGCGGTGGCGATCCTGGTTTGCAACTTGGTGTACGTGAGCAGCGCGTACATCGCCGCCCACGCCGAACCCAGGCCGGCGAGTACGGCATCCAGCACCGGCGTGGAACTCGGAGCTCCTGGCGAGAAGGGCGGAAACCACCCGGCAGGAAGCACCGCTCGGATACGGGCTGCCATGTTGTCAGTATCACCGGTCGCCATCTCAGTTGACCGCGACGGCTCCAGCCTTCACGACGCCGGACCAGTTCGGGACTAAATCCACGTTGCTGCTGTTGAGGACCACCGACGACACGTTCATTACCGATGCACTGGCCGAATACGCTATCTGGGCCAATCGAGTGTAGGCGAGCGGGGTGCCGATCGGTAGGGAATCGATGTAGCTGATCAATGCGGCGGCCACCACGGGCTGCAGCATCGTTTTTGTCGCCCCAGCCGCGACCGTGATCGTTAGCGACACGTTGGCAGTGAAAATGGTGGGAGGCAGAATCGAATAGGTCGATCCGATCGGTCTCACGGCGTTGACTGCGGTGTTGCAGGCCGACAGCAGTGAGGACGGTGGCGATCCGGTGCCGTCATCGACAACGACGACAAAGTTTCCCGGACGATAATTGCCCTGCGCATCCACATTCTCGGCGACCACGGCGGCGAGGCCCTGCTGGATGCTGCTGATCGCATATTCAACGGCTGCGGTGGTCGCCTCCGACCGCGTCGCAACGTAGTTTGCGAATCGCGCCCGCAATGCAGCATCGCTTTCCGGGTCAAGGCCACCGGTGAACGGCGCCGCGTTAATGACGGTGTCGACGCCGGGAATCGCACTGCCCAGTAACGTGACAGTACCAGCCTGCACGTTCCCGGCGCCACCCGGTATCACCGCTTGGGCTGGAACATCCACCGAGGCGATGCCGACTGCTAGGACAAAGCCGTTCAGCGCCTCGTTCCACGCCGGGTTGGACGACGAGGCGACCACGACGAAACTCTGCGATGCATCGGCGGTCCGGACCAGCGCGCCGACGGGAATCAATGCCGAGCCGCCGGGAGTGAAGCGCTCAAACGTGACGATCCCTTCAGCCGGTGCGGCAGGAAGCCGGCTAAGCCCGTAATCGGCCATCCAGGTGTCCAGGTCGGGGCCGCTGCTGGTCGCCGCGCGCGTGGTCCCAAGCACCAGCACGATAAGCCACTGGATCCACAGGGCAATCGATGCGTTTGCCTCGAGCACGGCACGTAGAACCGAGCCAACCGTGAGATCCAGCAGTTGCGCACAGGCACCCTGTAAGGCCGTTGCCGAGGTCTGTATCAGGGCCGTGAAAGTCTGCAGGGGCAGATTCATGTCTCAACCGGAAACCGATAAGGACAGCAGCTGGGTTTGCCCGGTATCGCCGTCGGCGTACCGGATTTCGGCGTACACTGCGCCGGTGGTGTTGTCAGACACGGTGATGACGGGCTCCGGCGAACGCGCGACGGCTGCTTCCTGAAAGATTTGGGCCCCGATTATCGCCCTGATCTGCAGGGCGTTGGCGGGCTGCCCAACGAATTGTGCGAGGCCCGCCCCGTACACGAGTTGCCAGATGTAATCTCCGGGGTTGGTCAACAGCCGGCGTAGCACGCGCTGCGTTCCGAGCAGCGTGCCGGATACGGTAGCGAGGTCGCCGGTCGGGCCGATCGCGAGATCGGCGCCCCACTGCTGCCAGACATCCATAGCTCAAACGGTCAGGTTCGGCTGCGCGGTATCGCCGTCGCCGGTAGACACCCCGCCATGGGTGTGCTGGTCATGTGCGCTGCGCAGATCAGCGATGGTCCCGTGCGCGCTATTTTGATCCGAAACATTGCCGGTGACCACAAGATCGCCGATCACGGTAACCCGATTGCCGCTTGCTGCGCCGATGACGAAACTTCCGTCATTGCCGAGCCGTAGATATGCCCCGCTCGCATGGAACAATACCGCCTCGCCGGATGGCACTGGTCCGCTGTCCACGGTCGGCGGGTGGGTTTGAGCGCTGAATGCGCCGCCTACGATTACGCCGTGCTCGGCATTGCCCTCCTGCGGCAGGACGAGCACTTGGTTCCCGATCGAGGGTGGACACGCGAGACCCCAGCCGGCACCGATCCAGGCCGACAACACCGGCAGCCATCCACTCAGTACGCCCTCAGGCTGCAGCATAACGCGGGCTGAGTAAGTGTTCGGGTCGAAGCTCGCGATCACACCGAACCGCGGCTGTCCCTGGCCCAGATCCATGCCGCCCGAGTACGCTTTCAATGCGTTGATCAGCCGGTCCATCATGCTCCTGCGGCTACGAAGCCGTTACAAACCCGGCTACTGCGCGACGGTGGAATTCTTGGCGCGCATACGCTGGACGAATCCACCATCGAACCGAATCTGCCGGTCAAGGGTATCCACGTAATAAACTTGATCGAATGCCGTTCCGGTACCCTCCAGCGCCACGACGCTGCGCGGCGTCAGTGTGAGTTCCCCGGGCATCCGCGCCGTAATCACGCGCTCGTGCTGGGTCAGCATGCCAAGCCAATTCTGTGCCAGCGTCGTTGCCTGGTCGGGCAGCAGGTTGGGGCGCACGAGCTGATAGCTTTGGCCCGAAGCTGCGTCCGCAGCGCCGGCACTCTGGGTAACGGCAGCGCCTTGCCGGCTGTTCCAACTTTTTACCGTTACGCCGATATTGCCGGCTAGCGCGAGGCAGCGCTCCATCCGGAGCTCGCTGAGATTCGCTGGACCGTTAAAAGTGGCGACCGGCCGCAACGTCGCATCCGGTGACATCGGGTTCGCGGTGGGCGGCTGAAAATACAGCGTGCTGCCCTCGACAAAAATGTCGTAGCCTTCCTGCTGTGCCAGAAACACCATCAGATCCCATTCGGTACTCGCCCGGCTGAATTGTCCGAGCGTGAGCTGATCGTGCTCGAGCTCATAGTAGCGGCCGGCGAGGCCGCCCGTCGGGGTCACGGCGGCCGTCAGGTTGTGACGCGCTGCGATGGTCGCCACGATTTCCGAGGACGTCTGGTTGGCAAAGGTTTCCTGTGTGCGCGCGGTCAGGAGTGCAGCGGTGAGATCCCGCCCATGCACGCGAACGAGCTGCTGCGGCAGTTCTATTTCGATAGTGTCTGCTGCGCCCAGGATCAGGCTCACCCAGGTCGCCGAATTGGCGGGCGCGCTAGCCGGCATGAAAGCGACTTGCACGTCCAGAATCACCGAGCTCTGTGCGGACCAGTAGGCCGCCGTCCAGAGCGGATCGGCGCCGAGCGCGATCGTCAAGGAGAAACGACTAGCGCCATAATGGCTGTTGGCCGAGACTTCGGCGTCACGCACGCCGGTGAGCGGTGCACCGTTTGCCAGCACCTGCAACCGGGGGTACCGCACGGAAGGCAGGAGCAGGTCGCTCATTGCGGATGCGGTTGTCCTACTGCTGCGGAATGCCGCCGGTTGCCCGGGGATCCGTCGGTGGGATCAGCAGCGTGACGACGCCGACGAGCACCGGATCGGTGAGACTGTTCAGTTGCGCTATGCGGATCCACTGCGTGGCATCGCCAAGCCGCTGCGCGGCTATCGCGAACAGATTGCCCCCTGCAACGGTGATCGTCATCCGAGTTGACCGGAAGTCAGGTTGAGCAAAGTGCGACCGATATATCCTTTGGCTGCAACGAGGGCGGCGAGCTGGCCTGCCGCGCTGCCGATCACCCCGATGGCAGCAACGGAAGCTGCGGCCGCCCCGGGTCCGAGCAGCGGCACCGCGCTGGTAGCCGTACCCAACTGCGATTCCGCGTGAGCAATGCCATCAGTTACTTGGCTTTGCGCCTGGCCGACCAGGCTCTCCGCGGCTGCGAAAGCGGATGTTCCCGGCGTCACGGCTCCTGGTGCGGCGATCGCGGCTTGCGCCGAGGCAAGCGAGATGCCTGCGCTCCCGGCCATGTCTGACGCAAATCCGAGGTCAGTCGCGGTCTGCGTGTCGAGTGACGCGATGGGATCGGGTACGGGCTCGGCCTGATCCAGCAGCACCGTACAGCTGAGCCGGTAGGGAAGCCACCACTGTTTGCGGTATTCCACTTCGAAGGAGGCGATCACCACCGAATAGAAGAACACGTCCCAGGTTAGCGACAGCACTGCGCCCTGCATCCGCAGCAGGTCGAGCATCCGAGCGCGTTCGGTCGCATCGGGTCCCGCGAAGAAGCCGGACCAGGTCAATTCGCGATCGTCGCGCCCGAGAGCGTCAATGACGCGCTGGCCCCCAGGCAGCTTGTGCACGGTGAGCCGCTGCGCACCGCCGAATGCGATGCGTTCCGGGATCTCGAAATCACGGAACGCGACCGGCCCGAGTACCAAAACCACGTTTGACATGGACACGTCCGTCGCTCAGCGTCCTGCTACGGCGGCCCGGATTGCCTGCGCTACGGCGGCGCCGACCGCCTCGGCGACCGAGGGTGCGAGCGCCGTCGCCTGCGGTAGCAGAAACGGGCGTGGCGGATCACGGCGCGTCCCCAGCTCCTGATATCGCGCGACAGCGCTGGTGGAGCCGACCACCGCGTGCGAGGCGTCGGCTTCATGCGTCATCGAATCCCGCAGCTCGCCGCTTCGAATCCACGGCACATCGTGCTGGCCGTCTGGGGGATGGGAGAGCGCCGCGCGTACGGCACGTTCGATGCGCATCGCCACTTCCTCCAGCGCCTGCCGCTGCACCGGCCCGGTATCAAATCGCCTGAGGCGGGCAACGAGCTCTGTCAGAGCGGCCATGAGGTTCACTTAAGAGAGGAGCATTAGCCGTTCAGAAACTTATTTGTTCTTCAGGACGGCGTCTAAGAGGTTACCCGTTCAGGAGTTTATCTTTGGCCTTCTGCACCGCGTCCATAAACCAGTCCGAGCCAACCGAGCGTATTATATACGGATTCGTTCGCTCTGGATCAGTTCGTTGGATTTGACATTCGCTATGTCAATCTGTGCAGC